CAAGCTCGAGCGAAATACGAATTTACAACAACTTATTATAATATTTTTAAATATTTTTGGTCAGTTATATTATATCACATACTGAGCTAGGAACTCGCTAAACTCAACTGGAGGAGAAATGATAACAGCAATTGTACAGATAATGACATCTATCTCAATAATAATTTTATTGGTTCTTATAGTTTTTACTAACAAACGTCTGGCTCAATTAGAAGTTAAGATTGAACGTTGTAGAGATTTATACAACGGAATAGATTTAGTACCACTTCGTGTAAAAATTAATTATCTTGAAGGAAGTATCAAAGCTTTATATAAATATAAAGTATTGTTTAAGCGTGAATGGTAGGGTAGAGAAGGAGAACTTCAAGAAGAATATTTCTTTACAAAAACACAAGCGGATGAGTTTATTGATTCTAACAATCTAAAAGAAGCAGTGGTTATAAGATTAGAGGATAATGAAACTGAAATAGTTAAATAATAAAAAAGCCCACGGCAATGGGCTTCGGCATGATTGTATCTAATACTATTATACCACAGACGGAGGAATCTTTTAAATGGCGGATAGATTAGATTTGTTATTAAGTGACTACATGACTGGAATGCTTCAAGTTAAAATTAATTCAAGAGAACGCTGGATCACTCGTGAGAAACATGAGGAAAGAATCGGAAGTGGTGGGAGTAGTTCAAACACTGCACCACAAGAGCGCAACTATTTGATTAAAGAAGCTGACAAAGAACTTGGAAGACTTAATGACCAGAAACAAACGCTTGATGAATTAATGGAAGTTATTCATGGAACAATTGCAAAAGATATTATTATTGCTAGATTTAAGCACAGAATGTCTTGGCATAACGTGGCTATCAGAGTTTGCTTAGAAGAGAGTACAGCTAGAAAGCAGTATGATTCATTTAAAAAAACTTTGAGAGATGGATTATGGAGAGAAACTTTGAAGTGATTTGCTTGCACGTTTTTTGCACATAATTTGCACGTTTATTGCACGAAACAATGTGCGATAATGGTAGCATGAAGTTATCAGCGAAAGCAAACAAAATGTAATTCGTTCGGTTGGATATACTTCTATTGTTAGTGGCTACTTTACGTAGCGAGACGTTGCTGGACGGTAAAACCAGTATAGGTGCAATTCCTTAAATGTTGAGAGGGAATAGTTAAATGCGTGCGTGCAGCCAATTAATAACTAAGTGTCTTTACAACAAACAAGGACTTAATAGCACTAAAGGTAAACGGCTTAGTTAATTTGTTTTCTATCTCGTCATAGACTTTGCTGACTAACCCATAGGACTTTCTAGGAGTCAAGGGTTACAGCGTGGCAAGAACGGGTACTAAAAGTACAGGCGCTCAGGGTTCGACTCCCTGACTTGCTATTTTATTACAGGTTGTCCAATGGGCAGTCTTTTATTGTTGGAAAGGAGATACCCTATGAGGTTACATCGCTGTGCAAATGTAGGGTGTCGTGAATTGATACCCCTTAAACATAATTACTGCCAGAAGCATTACGATGAACGCCTAGGCAATTACATCAACCAACGGGCAGAGAGTAAAGTTAAGGCATCTCTAACTTTAAGGGGACGATGTAACCAAGCTGAACAGAATAGAGATTATGACCAGACAAGACGGAAGGAATTACACAATGGATTCTATCAAGACAAACGTTGGTCTAAAGTATCTGAGTACGTCAAGGCAAGAGATGGTTATGTTGATGCTATTGAAGGTAAGGTATGGGACAAGGGCGACATGATAGCCGACCACATCATACCAAGACGATTGCTTTCGGGAATGGAACAATATAATACTGACAATCTATGGCTTCTAACTAAATCGCAGCACAATAAAAAAACTGCAATAGAAAATAAGTTATCCGACCAGCAATTAAAAAATGTTGGGCGAGATTGGTGGAAAAAAGTTTTAAAAAATAAAAAATAGCCCCCGTCATCGCTTTTAGGAATACCGTATACCAATAGTGGCTCCCTGAGCAAAAAAGTGATTTTTGAAAATTTTTATATAGGGGGGGGTCAAGACAAATAAGAAAGGAGAATTTTTTGGCTAAAAAAAGTTTTAAAGATATTAATGACGGTCGTTTGAGCTATCAGCCACCAGACCATCTTGGACGTACTGCAAAACAAATTTGGCGTAGAGTTGTCCTTTTTTTAGAAACACAAAAGCCTGTAGAACGAATTGACCAAACATTGGTTGAAATGTATTGCACTCAGTATGAAATTTATAGAAATTCATATGAACATCTAAAAAAACATGGTGAGGTTCAAGAAATTTATAAACCAGTTCAAGATATGACTGGTGAAATTATTGACAGACAATTTCAAGGTTTCAAACGTAACCCAATGACTCAAATTTACTCAGATGCAATAAAAAATTTAACAAAGATTGGTTCTGAGCTAGGTTTATCTCCAAAATCACGTTCAGAGTTAATGGGATTGAATATGCAGGAAGATGAAGAAGAAGTTGATTGGACTTCTAAGTTCGGTGGTGGTTAATGGATAACTATAAAGATTTAACAGAACGTTATCCAGATGATCCAGCTTTATCTTATGCAATTGGTGTACTTGATGGCACTATAATCTCAGGGGAAAAAATAAAACAAGCCTGTAAACGCCACATTGATGATTTAAGCAGAATTGATAAAGATGATGCATTCATTTATATCTATGATTCAGAACAAGCTAAGAAAATTGTAGAATTTTCAACACTCCTGAAAGATGTAACGAGTGGCGAACCATTTGAAGCATCACCTTATCAAAAGTTTATTCTAGCTTCTGTTCAAGGGTGGCGTAATCCAGAAACAAAAGGTATGAGATTTAAAACAATCTTTATTTCAATGGCTCGGACAAATGGTAAGACTCAAGTACTTGCAACTTATGCGCTCTATAATTTCTTATTTGGTTCTCCTAAAATCAATAGACAACTTGCAGTAAGTTCAATAGATATTGCTCACACACATAACTTATTTAATTATATGAGGTTCAATTGGATTCAATTGAAAGATGGTGTGTTTAAAAAGCTTGCTAAAGCTTTAGATATCAACGATAATTCTCAAGTTATGGAGATAAAAAAGCAGTCTGCGGTAATGAAAAAGCTTTCTGCTCAAGGAAGTCCAGCGGATTCTGACCATTACACCACTGGTATCGTTGATGAATATCATTTATTTGGTCAAAAACAACGTGATTTTATTAGCTCAATGACATCTGGTATGGTTAATAATCCATTAGCTCAGATGTTTTTTATTTCAACAGCTGGAGTTGACCCGACTGTTCCGATGTTTGAAGATTATAAGCGTTATTCTAAAATGCTTGAATCTGGTGATTGGAGTAGTTCTGAAAAAGATTTAGTTCTGATATGGGAACAAGATAATGAAGATGAAGCTTACCTAATTGAAACATGGCCTAAGTCAAATCCATTAATGGAAATAGAGTCCATGCGCAAGAACCTTACAGAGGGAATGATTACCGAACGTGATTCATTAAACTCTCAAGGGCGCATACGTGATTTTTATGTTAAGAATATGAACTTATGGCAGAACGCAAAAAAGAACGCTTATTTGCCATTAGATTTGGTTCAAGATGCCATTGTAGATGAGTTTGATTACTTCGGCCGTGATGTCTTTATTGGTTTTGACTACTCGCAAACAAACGATGATACCTCATTAGCTTTTGTATTTCCTCACAGTGGAAGTAAATTTCATTTGTATCAACATAGCTGGATACCTATTGCGAAAGCTGGATCGATTGAAGCCAAGGAACAAAGAGATAACATTGATTATCGTGCGGTTCAAGAAAAAGGGTTCGCAACTATAACTAGAGACCGTTTTGGACTGATTGATGAAGATGAAGTTTTTAATTGGATGCTTAATTTCATAGAAAAAAACGAGTTAAAAGTAAAAGCTATTTTGTATGACCAGTGGGGAACGGGAAATTTCATTAGACGACTGGATGAAGTAAAAGAAGAATATCTTCTGATTCCAGTAAGACAAGGGATAAAGTCGCTTAATGAGCCTACTAAATTCTTACAATCTTCGTTTATTAAGCATAATATTACAATGCTTGATGACCAAGCGTTAATTCAAGGTCTAGTCAATGCAGTTACTGTTTCTGACAATAATGGGATTAAGCTTGATAAAAATGTCAATTCTCAAAAAATAGATGCTGCTGATGCTATTATCAATGCACTTTATGAAGGACAGTTTTATTTTAATGATTTTACAAATGTAGAAGAAAAGAAAACAAATTCGCCTTTCGGAAATATGAATGACGAAGAAATCAGCGACTACTTTATTAATGGATTTAGTTTTTAAGGAGGAAAATGGAAAATTTAATTACATACTTACCAGCGCTACTTGTTTTCGTTGGTTTTTTATTTGTATCGGTTGGTGTATTCATTATTAATGTTCCGATAGGGTTAATTGTTTCAGGGATATTATTGTTTGCTCTAGCTTATATGTATTCAAATAAAGGAGGACATACATGAGTATTTTAAACCCTTTTGAACGCAGAAGCTCAATTACACCTAATAATTATTACCCTTTTATGGTTCAAAATGGTTCGATTGTTCCTAATTCGCTTGTCGATGCAACAGAAGCACTAAAAAATAGCGATTTATATGCAGTAACTAGTTTAATTAGCTCGGATATCGCAGGTACCAGATTTACTGGTAAT